AAGCAATCAACGGATCAGGACCTTGCTGTTCCTGTGGCTGGCCTGCCTGCTGAATTTGCTGACCTAACTGAACGACCTGCTGCATACCCTGTGCTACAAACTGCGCAACCATCGATTGGTATGGCGCATTATTCGACGGATCTGCCAACGCTACATTTGGATTTTGTTGTGCAAAAGCAGCCTCAGCTTGTTCTTCCGCCATCAACTGGATGTGATTCAATATGTGCTTCTGGATCGCAAGCACCACCTGCGGCAGCGTAGCGGCCACACCACCCGTCACGAACAAAAGGTGGGACTGTATGTGCGCCATGTGATCTTGGCCCTTAAACGCCTCGAGAGACACGTTCTCGAGGGCGTCCATGTTTTCCTGAGCAGGATCTTTCGGGCGCACCTCATCCGACACTTCAGCGTTCAATATCTGATCTACGTTTTTGACGCCCATAGCGTCGTAAACTCGACGATATACCTGCGGCATGTTATGAAGCTGGGGTGCCTGCATGGCAAGCTGAAGCTCCGTCTGGGCCAACGCAATCCTCTGGCTTTGCGAAAAAATGTTTGGGTCAGAAACTGGTAATACGTCTACACGTTCATCAAAATCTCTTGCTTTCACCGCCTGATCTGCCCCCGCAACGGCGTACGGGTACACATTAGGTAGACTTTCGTTCATTACACGCGCCAAAATCCTAAACTCAACCTTCATAGCGTAGTGAAGGCGTTTATGGATCGCGCTCATCACGCGAGCACCTTGCTCAATCATAGCAATTGTCGTGCCAACTGCCGCAGATTGGTTGCCATCGCCTATCTTCATATCGGTAATCGTGGCAAAACGTTGAGCGGCTTGAACTACAAACCCTAAAAGCTGAAATAAAGTGCCGTCAGGGCCTTTGAAAGGCAAAGGCATCAAAGAGTCGCGTATTTGACCACCCGGAGCGTCTACATCTCTGAATTCACCCGGTTGTAAGGGGTCTTCGTCGTCTCTGATCCTCAAACCACGGGCTTTGAAGCCCGCAGGCAGGTTAGAAAGCGTTCCTGCGTCGATTAATTGACGTAAAGCTGCCGTCGCAGTCCTAGAAAGACCGCCAATCGTGTGAATCAAGCCCATTCCGTAAAAACCAAAGCCCGGAAGGAACTTGTAGTGAACAAAATACTGGATTTTTGACGTCAAAGGGTCGTCTTCGCGATAATTTCGTCGAATAGCCAACACTTTTCCGTTGTCTTCACTGATCGTAACGACATACGGGACCTTGATCCCGGTCATTTCGCCGTTTTCGTCCGTATCTTCGTACCCTTCAAGGTCCAAATCGACGTGGCATTCCAACAAAGTGCAGTCGTAGTCCACTCCAGAGGCCCGAGTGCCGTCAATATAGTCTATTTCGTCGCTGACACTGGTCGAATCTGGCTGCGAAGGCAGTACTTTGATGTCTCGATAGAAACCACTGACCTGCTGTTTACGCAAATCGTTTAAAGACATGCGAACAACGTGCGTAATGTTAGGACACGTCTCCAGATCGTTACTCTCATACGGTACCACAAGGTGCTCTGCCGGTATAAATTTACAAACAGGCCGCCCCAAAGCGTCATCAAAGTACACTTTTTTGAACGTAGAGCCCGCCAACGGCAAATAAAACAGCATTTGGTCAAACTCTGGCGTGTATTCCTCCATCACATTGGTAATGTAGTAGTTCATAAAGTCTTGAACACGCTTAGCTTGATCCATCTTGTCCGTGGTCTGTGAGCCAAGGACCGTGGTTCGAACCGGTCCATCCGCAGGCAAAAGCTCATTGAACGCTTGTGCTTGGAACTGAACCGCTGCTTCCGCTAAAAGGGGATGCGTTACACCTGTCGCGCCCCGGAAAGGCTCCGTACGCTCTTCGTAATTGAAGCCCAAAAGCTCAAGGCCCTTGGAATAAGCGTCTTCCCAATCTTGTCGTGACGCACGGTTGGCGCTGTATTGCTCCATAAGCTCGTTAGAAACTTGAGCGAGCACCGAATCAGGCAAGAACTCCGCAAGATTGTCGTAAAAATCGTCTTCTCGTTCACGATTGCGGAACGGATCAAAATCCAAAGTCGCTCCACCATCATCTTCGCGAACAATTTCTATGCCCTCGATCTCTACGTTGGTGATCAGATCACCGGGCAAAGCCTCTACTTCCACGGCCTGCAAGTCTTCGATGTCAAGATTTAATCCTTGACGATCCATCAACGAAACAGGTGGGGTATCACCATTTGCCATATTTAAGCTCCAAAGCTTCCAATGCCTCGATTCAAGCCTACCTCACCGCCGTATCGCATACCACCTGTGATATCGATGACCTCTGGTGGCACCTGTCGTTTTTTACCGGGGCCACCACCGCCGACTAAGTTACATATTGGATTTCCGTTCTCGAAAGAAAGCACGTATCCATTGGGACATTGGTACATCTCGTTGGATTCTAAACCAAATGTTCCGGGGGCCGTGCCCTGTACGCCGGTATTCACAATACCAGATTCAGGACCCGGTGCCGCTGATCCAGCAGTAAACGCATCTGTGTTTACGCCGCCAGTGTCGTCGCGCGTTCTGAATAACGACGGCATTGTTTGATTCGCCACGGGCTTGTAGATAGGCATGGTGTAACCTGTTGCACGCTCTTCTTCCGTGCCCTCAAACGGCATGTAGGTGCGCTGAATGTCCATGCCTTGGGTTGTCGGGAATCCGGTGGTGTATGGCGATATCGTGTCTGCTACGTCGAGGTCCACCCGATTGAGTAACGATTGAATACCGGCAAGACCCAGACCGGTCGGTCGAGCATACGCTCCTCGATCGATCGCCATGTCTGCTTCTGTCGGTGTAGTAAATAATGGCGCTTCCGCTGCTTGTGCAGTTTCTGCGGCCTGCAAAAGCTCGCCCTGTGTAGGTGCGTCGTAAATAGGATCGGGATCAGGCGTGGCAGCTATCTGTGCTTCCATTGCAATACGATCTGCTTCTTGTTGGGCGGCAAGCTGTTCAGCGGCTTGAAGCTGGGCGGCTGCTTCTTGATCTGCGGCTAACTGTGCAGCTTGTTGTGCTGCCAATTGCTCTGAAGCAAGCTGGGCGGCTGCAACACGCTCTGCCTCGGCTGCTGCAAGGGCTTCTTGTTCAGCGGCAAGAGCGGCAGCCTCTTCTGCGGCTTGTCTAATCGCAAGGGCTTCTAAAGCAGCTTGTTCGTCGGCTAACGCTTGTGCTGCCGCCGCATCTGCGGCTGCCTGCTCTGCCGCGATTCTCTGAGCCTCCTCTTCTGCAAGCCTCGTAGCTTCCGCTTGTGCCGCTGCTTCTTGTGCAGCGAGCGTTTCGGCGGCAAGTCTTTCTGCTTCAACGGCTGCGGCTTGTTCTATTGCAATCCGCTCTGCTTCCTGCTGTGCCAGTAGCTCGGCAGCAGCTTGTTCGTTTGCAATACGAATGGCTTCTTGTTCTGCGGCTTGTGCCGCTGCGGCGGCTTGGGCAATTCGTAATTCTTCTGCTTCTTGTGCTGCGAGTACGTCTGCTGCAGCTTGTTCAGCGGCTAATATTTCTGCTGCAGATGGCCCAGCGACCACAGGGGCTACCTCTGCAGGGGGCAAGTAAACAGGGTCGGCAGGAACCGTTGCAACCGGAGCGGCTACAGGGGCTTCGGCTACCGCCGCCGGAGTGGTTTCGACAGGCGCTGCCGCAACGGGCGTCGTTGCTACAGGAGTGGTAGCTACCGGCGTAGTAGCCACGGGATCGGCGGCTACTGGATCTGCCGGGGCGTCCGCAGAGTCACCAATACTATCGTCTCGTGTACCGCCGCGATTTTGATAATTTTCTATCAAAGTCGATCCGGTGCTTCCGCCAGTGTAACCCTCGTAGCCGCTCTGACCGCTACCGCCCGCCGTCATCCCGGCAGACACGTTTGGCACCACGGTCATTCCAGCAGGAACGTTTGGTATTACGGGGTCTATGTTTGTGTAATCAACGGTGGTTTGCGGAGGGGTCGCCACAGGAGCAGCCACAGGAGCAGGCGCTGGCGTTGGTGCGATCGGACTTTGTAACACGTCCGTGCCTTCGTATAACAACATGCCCGGTTCAAACGGGGTCTGGTTTGGTGCGGTGCCAAACCTGCCCACAGGTGCGTTGTATGTACCCGTAAAATCAGAAGGGCGTTGTTGTTGCACTGTTTGTGCCGCTAGTTGCTCCGCTGCTTGGGGAGGGACAGTGTATGCAGGCAAAATTTCTGGAGGCGCTGCTATACCAACCGGAAAGGACGGAGGAAATCCTCTGAAATCCATCTCGCCGGGCAGTACCCCCATGCCGCCACCACGGCG